TTTACTCATCTTCGCTCCAGTTTTCTAAAATCAAGCTCGGCACTTTTTCTTGCCAACGCTCGCTTTCGGTTGCAAAGTTAATCAATTTCGGCATTTTGACCTGCGGCACCAAGATAAAGGCGATGACCGTCTTTTTCTTTTTGGTATGCACCAGTAAAGAACAGGCGTTGCGGCGGTACACAAATTGTAACCGCACGCCTTTCATCTGTTCATAAAGACCCGGTGTCATACGCTTGCCGCGTGCTTTTTTCGGAATGGCATCTGTCGGAATGGCCAGCCACAGACCGTTCTTGCCGCGGATAATACTGCCGTATTCAAAGCCAAGCATTATCTTTTCGGCATTAGAATAAACCTGTCCGGCCGCGCTGATACTCGTTTTCCCTTTCGGATAGACGACACCGCGCCATGTGTTGGCCATGCGAGAACTCATGCCGGCAGAACGAACCTGTTCACGCAAAGATGACTTTAATCCGTTTGTTGTCGCCGTAATTCCCAAGGTCACAGCTTTAGCACCGTCTGTATAGTGCTTTTCCATGACATCAGATAGCTTTCCCTGTAATGCAAGTTTTAATTGCATAGCACATCAACACTCCATACCAAGTTATGAATATCTTTGACCGGTTCAGTATGCACCCGATAGGTTGCCGCATCTGTTTCTATCGTGTCCCCGACAGCTAAATCGGGCGCATCAGAGAGCCGGATCCTCATTAAATGCGTATCGGTGTGAGCGTTAACAAAGCCCACACCGACAACTTCGTCCGGTTCGGTCAACAAAAAAAGGACTTCACGTCCTTGATATGTCCCGGTCGTTCCGCATCTATTGAACAGGCTGTCCACCGCCTTTTTGAGAGGAAGGGTCATCTTTACCTCCTGTTTCATTAGGTTTCTGTGGCGGTTGTTGCTGAGTTGCCGGTTTTTGGCCACCCTTAACAGCCACCGCAAAACCGCGTTCTATCAGACTTTTGGCATCTGCCTCGTTCAGGTCATACTCCTTTCCGGGTGCGATTTCTTTGCCGGCAGACACAACTAACGTAATCAAAGCCTTAATACGCATTTATACCTCCTAGCCAATGGTTGCACAGAATGAAGCATTCGGACGATAAGGAACGACCAAAGGCGCAGATTGCAATAACAGCCAACGAACCGATGGATCTTCCTCAACCCATGACTTCGTAAAGTAGCGATGAGCTGTCCAGTTTGCCTTTTCGTCATGAATGGCCCCATAGCAACGTGTGCCTTCCAGTCCGTCTTTGGCTCCCATGATGACGGTCTTAGCCGGCAAGAGTTTGCTTTCAACGCCGGAATCATTGATATAAATGTCATTATAAACATAGATATCAAAGTCACCGATAGAGCCAACGTAACGGACTTTGGAGTTTTCCCCGCGAATAATCGGGTCAACATTCAAAGTGTTGTTGGTGCCTCTGCGGTAATCCAAGAACTTCTTCACATCATCTTTTGAGCGGAAGATTTTCCAAGCTTCAGGATCCATGATGACCGTTTTTGCGATCATACCGGACTTTGTTTGAACCAAATCGGCCCAGTCCTCCAAGTCCTCAATCGGGTTAACAGCCGCAGTTTCCCATGTGGCAGAACCGGTTAAGGCCTTTGTTAAAGCCGCATCACGTCCGAAGTTTACCGTTGTTGACGGATATCCATCGCCGGAGACTACAACTTGTCCGGTTCTTAAGATTTCGGCCGCCATCACTTCTTCACGACGGGTCAGGTTTTCTAACTGGTCGGTCAAAGTTGTGGCCAAAGCGCGTTCATAACGTTGAGATGGAGACAAAGAGCCGCCGATAATCTCACCGGCAACGCGTTTATACGGAATGTTTGCATCAAAACGGCGTTTGTCTTTCACATAGGCCGGCTTGAATGATTTGGTCTGATAACCACCACTATCAACAACCTTGCCGGGAAGAAGTGGAGAAACAAACGGAGAGATGCGCGGCTTGCTGTCCGTTACATCAAAAAAGATCTCTTCTTTATCCGAAGTTTGCACATTCGGGAAGAAGGTGTCGAGCAAGAAAGACGAAGGCGTGTGTAAACGTTCAACGACTTTTGCGAGCACGTTTGTAGAAAAAATATCCATTATTTATTCCTTTCAGTATGCTTGATTTGTTTTAATAAAGATGTTTTTCGCTCTGAGTTTGGCCTTTAAGCCGTCAGCGGAAGCACCGCTTGCCACAGTCAGAGCCGCAGAGTTAAACTCACCGGTCAAATAGACAACGGCTTGTTTATCTTCGCTTGTAGCATCAACAGCCTCAGCCAAAATGGCTTCAGGTGTGTCAGATGCACCACAGATGGTCAAAGCATCACCTGATGCCTTTAATACTGTGCCACGCGTGTAACTGCCGCCGGTAATGGTAGCCAGTTCAGAAACGCGAGGGAATTCGCCGGCCAATAAGGTATCGGCGGTTGTGGACCCTTGGTCCGTAAATCCTTGTACAGTCATATGTTAACCTCCAATTGTGTAAGAAGCGATGCGGTTTGCAACGTCTTCGGGTGTTTCTTCTTTATCCTCGGCAGACGGTGTGATCGCCGGGTTTTTGATTTGTGCCATTGCCACATCAAGCGCATTGGTTTGTTTGGCAACAGGCACCGTTTCTAAAATGGCCAAAATGTCAGATGCTGACAAATCGGTCTTGGCAAGCAATGCCTGAGCAGTTGCTTCCTTGCCTTTGACATTTTCGGCAGAAAGAACTTGAGACATGCGCTCGCGTTCCTGTGCTTTGATGTCAACAGACGTTTTTTCTAAAGTATCATTCATGAATGATTTCTCCGTTGATTGAGTGTTAAGGTCTGAGATGATGGCTTCAAACGAAGCTAGGCTGTCCGCCAGACCGATCCGAACAGCATTTTGGCCCACAAAAACATCACCGCCACCGAAGTTTTCGATGACATTTTTCGGCGATATATCCCTGTGGAGCGCAACTTTATTGATGAAAACCTCTGCCAGCGCATCAATATGAGCCTGGATTTTGGCTTTCCCTTCTTCTGTTTCCACATCCGGCCGCTTGTTCGGGCTTTGCGAGGAAACAATTTCAATGGTCTTTTTCTCGTCCTCTTTTTCAAAGATGGACACCACCCCGATAGAACCGAGGATTGCGGTATCGGCCACCATAATCTTGTCGCAGGCCGAAGCAATCCAGTAAGCACCGGAACAACAAGAACCGGAGGCATAAGCGATAATCGGCTTTTTACCTCGGGCGTTGTAAATCATATCGGCCAGTTCCGAACAGCCGTTGACTTCGCCGCCCGGACTGTCCACATCAAACAAAATAGCTGATATGTTCGGGTCGTTCAGGGCTTTGTTAAAGTCTTGCGCCAAGAGTTCATAAGATGTCGCGCCACAGATCGCTGTCAAAAGGTTGGCGTGTCTGAAAAGCGGACCGGTTACCGGAATAACAGCAACGCCGCCTCGGGTGGAGACGGCGTAGGTGTTTTTCATATCGCGGCCCATTTCTTTGGCAATGGCCTCAGGTGTTCGGTTCGTTTGGTGCGCTATCGCTATCATTGTCGAAAGCATCTCGGGCGTTATTGCCCACACTGTTTTTTGCATGAGTTTCATTATTATCTCCTGTTGTTAAACCTAATTCGGCGAGTTTGGCTTTTTCTCTCGCCCGTTGTTCCAAAACTTCTTCCCAGTCCAAGCCTTGACCAGCGCATTCGGCCTCTAATGTAGAAAGTCCGATGTCCATTCGGATTTGGCAGGCCTGAGCTTCTTTGACCGGGTCAACCCAGCCGCGACCCGGACCGATCCATTTACATCTTGTGTAAGCGTAGCGGTTCTCGTAAAAGTCCGGTGCATCAACCAGTCCTTTATTGACGGCTTCTTCCAGCCAAAGCTCATAAACCGGTGTGGCCCAGTAAGTGGAAAGCCATTGCCGGCGGCCGTTAAAGTATCGCCAAGCCTCTAACAAAGCAGACCGTGCTGACGAATAATTGGTCTTTGAAAAGTCTTTTAAGAGCAATTCGTATGGAATGTTGAGGCCGGTTCCGATATGTCGGAGCAAGTTTTCAACGAAAGCTCCATAAGCCGAGTTCGGTCGTGAGGGCGTGAATGGCGCGACTTTATCACCAGGAAAAACGGGGATGATAGAGCCACCTTCAAGTTTAACCTGCCAATCCTTTTTGGCATTCAAGTAATCATCACTTGACCCGCCGAACAATTCGTTCAGGCTTTCGCCATCCATCGGTGTTTCTATAAATGCGGCAATCATTGCGTTGACGATCGCGGCTTGAAGCTCGGATCGCTCGTAATGGTCCAACATTTTGAACATCGGCATGATGGAGCTGAGGACAGGCTTTCCACGAGATTGGCCGATACGGCTGATGTCGTGAACGTGTAGAACTCGTCTCCGGCCAAAATGAGTAAATGCCGGAATACGCTCCCAAGACGCAGTTCCTGTCCAATAGTCGCCGGGGTGGTCCTTTTGAATATAATAAGCAACGGGTGCGCCATACTTATCTATTTCAATACCACCGCGGAGTGTTTTGCTATCCGTTTGGCCGTTTGGATTAGAGAGCCGGTCCGGTTCTACCAACTGAATGGCGGTAGAAAACTTCCGGTCTTTCAACCATAGCGGAATAGCCAAAGCCTCGCCGTTAATCAGGCAAGACTTGAAAACTTGTGTCGTCAGGCCATGGAAAGTTAAGGACTTGGCCGCATCACATTCAAAAGTTTCGGACCAGGATCGCCATAAACTTTCAACATGTGCCTGCCATTCTTCTTCCCATTCCTTGGTTTTGCCGAGTGCCTTATAGTCCGGCTTGGCCGATAAACGAAACCCGGTGCCGACAATGTTATCGGACAAGGTTTGCATTGCACCGGCGGCAATTCCATGATTTCGCGTTAAATCACGCGACCGGGCAACAATCGTGTCCAATTCCGGCAACAAATCGCTGTCGGCAGAACCGCGGCCCGGTAGCCATGAGGCAATTTCTCGCAAAGTTTGCGAAGCTGCTTTATGTGATGTGTCTGTCATTAAAAACTCACTTTCAAAATCCGCCGGCGACAGGTTGCTGTTCCTTCAGCCGCCGCGATTTGCGATTTTAGAGAACTGATATAACTTTCAAGGGCCGTCCGGCTCGCTTGGTTATAGGTGGTCGAGCCAAAGTTGCCAACGCTGACCGAGACTTCCTTTTCGCCGATCATCAATTTATGGTAGGCTTCCTCGGCCTCAGCCAGCCTGGTTTTCAAAATTTCTACATTTATAGCCATGGGTCATTTACCTTTGTTGGTTGAATTTGAACAAATTTCGGTTGCTTTTTAATCTTTACCTTTTCGGTTGTTTTGGTCGGAATAGCCGCTTCAAGCTCTTGCCAGCCGCGCTCGGATATCCGGTCAAGACCGTAAATCGCCGCACCGGCACGCGCATACACGCGGCAGTCCAACGCTTCGTTTCGCCGGGTCGGGTCTTTTTCCCAAACTGACTTCGGATAGCCGTTGGTCACTTTGACGATTTGCCGTTCAGCCGTCAGCTGTTTGAAATACTCCTCTGCATAAGCCGGGAAGTGACAGCGGCCGAACTGTGAGGCATCTTCGCCCACACGTTCCATCTTCAGCCAGCGGTAAAGCTCGGTTTTAATCACCGGACCGGACACGTTCCACACCTTCAGGCCTTTCTTTTTCGTGTCAGCCTTTGAGGTCGAGAGGATCATCGCTGTATCGCGGCTTTGACCTTTGATGGCAACAACAGTCCTTGGTGCATTGGCCCTGGCACCGTTACCACCCCAAACAGCTTGGTTAAACTGGCGGACAAAGGTGTAAACGTCCTGTGTGGCATAACCGGAGTCAACGCACATCACTCGGATCGGCATTGTGATCCCGCTTTCGTGCGGATAGTCCTTATTGACCACATCGGCGAGTTTACTCCAAACCTCGGGTTTAGCGGTGTCGCCGTCCAATACATAATAGTCAACGGACCAACTTTGCTTTTGTCGGCCCCAGGCCACAACCTCGCATTCGATACGGTTCTTTTGAATATCTACGCCGGCGGTCAGGAATAAACCATCGCGCGGCACGACACCCATCGGGTAATTTTCCCGGGTTTCATAGAGCCGTTGCCATTCCGGAGCCTCGTTCTCTTGCTCGTAGGTTTCGCCTAAAATCGTATTCCGGAAGCCTTGCATCAGCGTGGCATCTTTTTTGGCTTTTTCGTAAATCTGCACGCATTCTGCCCAAGACAGCCACCCGACCGGGGAGTAAAGCGAGGACAAATGAAAGCCTGCAGTCAAGCCATCAATAGATTCCGATGTTGCCTCCCAGTGGCCGGCTTCAAGCATCTGTGTTTTATAGTGTTCCGCTATCAGCTTGTGGCAATGCTCGCACTCATAAAAGACTATGCCGTTTTCTTGTGGCCGGATTTGTTCCCATTTAAGGGCCTGAAAACCGCCACAGAACGGGCAAGGAAGTTTATAGAACCTTTGGTCCGAGTGTGAAAACTCGCGCTCAATGGCCGAAACTCCCTTTATTGTCGGCGTTGAAACCAGGAATATCTTTTTCTTGGTGTTAAATGTCGCTGTTCTTCGCTCTGCCAGCAGGATCGGATCACCTTCGCCCTCGATATCTGCCGGATAACCGTCAATCTCATCCATAAACAGGTATCGGGCCGGCATGGAACGCAAGCCAACGGCCGAATTTGCACCGGTCATCACCAACACGCCGCCTTGAAAGTCCTTTGACAGCATTGTGTTGCCTTTATCGCGTGACCGGGCGGAACTGACCAGGTTTTTAAGAGTTGGACAATCCTCAATCAGCGGATCGATACGCTGGCGCGAGTTACGTTTGGCCATTTCCACAGTCGGCGAGATAGCCATAATCGGACCGGGAGCCTTATGAATGATGTAGCCGATCCAGTTATTGCCGCACTCGGTGCCGCCGATCTGTGCACCTTTCATAAAGACGACCTTTTGAATTGGCGACCTTGGCGACAAGCAGTCCATTATCTCTTTCAGGTAAGGTGTACGTTTGGTACGCCAGCGACCGGGTTCTGCGGCCGACTTTGACGACAAGGTCCGGTACGCATCAGCCCAGTCCGACACCGACATATAGCTGTCCGGTTCTAATCCCCGGAATATCTCTGATGCAATAAAACCCTGCAAATCAAAGGTTTCGATTGAGGAGTTCTTCGCTGTTTGAAAGGAGTTCACTGATATATTTCTCCAAAATCAATGTTGTTGTGTGTTCATCCGTATTCAGCTCGGAAGCAATAATTGCACCGTAGCGCACCGGAAAGCTCAACATCAAATCTCTGATGGAGCGGCCCAATGTGTATGCGTACTGTGCGGCTTTCTTTTTATCTACGACTTCGCCATTCAAAACCCTCAGTTTTGCCTTGGCGATCATGGCCCGGTAATAAATATCGGCCGTTTTGGCCTGTTGAAAGGTTCCCATGTTATTGGGTCGGCTTTCAATCTGAGATTCAAATATCGGGTCGGGTTTACGCTGTTTTGACTGGTCGGTATTGATGAACCAGTCCCGATTGGCTTCCTCCACGTCTATTTTGCCATCAGGCTCGGTATGAATGCGGCCGGACTTGATTGCGTTCTGAACTGCGCTTAAATTTACGCCCCTAAGTCGCGCATATTCCCGCATTGATACTTTATTTGCCATATTTCTTCACTTTCTTGCATTATTTACTGGACTAATCTTTTATTCCAAGCATTCATTGTGTTGTGTTAACCAGATAGAAAGGATAAAAAAATGACAACACAAAAGAAAAAACCAGTAGCTAAGACTACAACTAAAAAATCAACCTCCAGTATTACAATTAATGAGTTGAACAACGTCCTGACCGAAACCTTAAACAAGGTGGCGGCAGAACCTGAAGCAAAACCCGAGCCGGTTAAAGAGCTTTCGAACCGAGGCAAGACAGCCTTGATGGTTGTAATGCTGAGCCGGCCGGAAGGAGCCACCTTAAAAGAGATGGCTGATCAGCTCGGCTGGAAAGAAAACTCAATCCGCGGTG